TTGTAAGAAGTATAAAGCTAAAAAAGGAAACCTACCTGCCCGCAAGAATCTTAAAAGACAGAAGATAGAGAAAATTAAGGAGCGTGATATGAAGCAGATGATGCGAGATTATTAATCGCCATTTGTTTTTTATTTAAATTTTTGTTATAATATTTATAGAAAGATAAAGGAGGGTTAAACAAATGAGTAGAAGCCCATATTTCTTTGTTGAACGACCTGATCGTAATACTGGTAAATATGAAATGCAGCACCCGATTGTGTGGAATTATAACCATACCAAGCAGGAACCCGCAGATCTATTTCCTTATAATGGATGCTACGATCTTTTCTCTATTGTAGAGAATAATGGTATTGGAAATGATTTTCCAACTATGAGAGGCATTCATGACGGTCTGCCTGAAAATGTTGCAACTGAGATCAAGGAAGCCTATGATCGCTGCTGCGATGAAACCGAATATGCAGGAGAAAAGCATCTTTATACTCCGACTGCGCATTGGTTTAGTTATGCGGATATGTATATTTACTGTCTTGAACATCCAGAAGTAATAGATTATGAAGCTATGGATGAAGCCTATTGTAATGAAGAAAAAGAAGATCCGCCTAAGAAAATTATGATGCCTACGCCGCTAAAATCTCTTATGAATCGCGTCGATGCGTTTCTTGAGGTTATGGATGGATGGGATTGGCGAGATGATTATAGCCAGATCCGTATTGTCTATTGGATTGAGTAAGGAGGATCATATGAGTTGGTATTGTATTCATGAAAAGACGTGGCCAGGGGCTCTTTATGAGCCTCCTGAAGCCTGGTGCGAGCTTGATGAAAATTGTGATTGCGAAGATTGCCCTCATAGATATTCACAAGAAGATTATGAAGGTGATTGCGCAGACTATGAATACGAAAGATACAGAGACTCTTTTGATTTTTAACAAAAAATTTATTATAATATATATGTAAGATAAAGAAAGGAAAGGTAATAAACATGACGAATGAAGTATGGTACTGGGAATATCAGCTGAAGATCTGGGATGAAATTGATGAAAAGGAAGAAATGCGTTCTGGAGTAGTTGCGGCAGATACTATTACCGAAGCTATGAAGGAAATTGAGGATTACTATGGTGATGAGATCATGGAAGTCCAGATGCTGAAAGCTATTACTGATGGCGTGTTTGAGTTCCAGTATGTAATGGAAGATCCTGATTTCGATTTCGTTATCAGTAAGAAGGTTTAAAGGAGGGCATGATGACAAATATGAGTTATTATTTTTATATGGCAGAAGCTGAAGGTTTGCTGCCGACGCGGGCGGGGAAGATCAATGCTGTCATCAACGCCGTTAAAGAATATCCCCGCCCTGAGATTGAGTTTTCTGAGTTTGAGAAAATTCTTGAAAAATATGGGTTAAGATATGATGATTTATCTGATCGAGAGATTCGATATATTAATGCCAGCATTGGTTAAAGATGGCGACAAAGAGACCGCCGCTTGAAAAATTAAAAAAATTTTGATATAATAAGTATGTAAGATAAAGAAAGAACAAATTACAAAAACAAAAAAACACTTTAAGAGAAAAAGGAGGTTTTCACTATGGAGAACACTGTAAAGAAAACTAAGGCTATGTATTTTGCAGAGCTTCGTGAGATGGTGCTGGCGGCTGTTGAGGATCAGGCGCAGCAGGATGAACTGGTTGAGTTCATTGATAAGCAGATCGAGACTCTTGAGAAGCGTAAGGTTGCCGCTGCTGAGCGTGCAGAGAAGAAGAAGGCTGAGTCTGATGCTATGACTGATGCCATTCTTGCTCAGATTGGTAATGAGCTGATTACTGTCGATGAGATCGTAATTGCTCTGGATAGCGAGGAAGTTACTCGCAATAAGGTGACTGCTCGTCTTGGTAAGCTGGTGAAGGCTGGCACGATTGTTAAGGAAGCCGTTAAGGTTGAAGGTAACAAGAGAATGGCTTATCGCCTTGCCACTGATGCCGATGCAGCAGATGCGGATGAAGAGTAATTCGTTGAATTAATACCAAGGGGAGATAAGTAATTATCTCCCCTTATTTGCGTAGGAGGATTATATGTTTTGTTTAAATTATTATCCTTCTCAAAAGTATTTGTAGGATGCAGAAGAATTTAGAATTAAATATCGACCTGCTGACCGCACATTAGAGAATTTTTTAGATGTATATAAAGATAAATCTATTGTAATTGATGTAACAGATGCTTTTGAAGAAGTAGATGCTAAATTATTAAAGGGATTATATGATAAATATAAGAATATAAAAATTATTCTTGATTTTAATAATAAGGATCATTTATCAAGAGTACAAGAAATTGGATTACCATTTTTCTTTGCGAATGCAGTTACTACTATTGATCAACTGTATGGGTTATTAACTTATAAACCTACTGATATGTATATATGTGAAGAATTAGGTTTTTTCCTTGATAAAATCAGTAGAATATTGCATGAAAATAATATAAGAGTTAGAGTTTTTCCAAATATTTGTCAGTCAAGTTTTGCAGATACTCCAAGTATAAAGACATTTTTTATTAGACCAGAAGATGTTTCCATATATGCAACTTTTGTAGATGTATTTGAGTTGGTTGCAGATGAAAAGAGACAACAAGTATTATATAAAATTTATAAACAAGAGAAATGGTTTGGTAAGTTAAAAGATGTTATTCCTACTTTTAAGGGAGAACTTGATAGTAAATATCTATTAAATACTTTTGGAATGATTAGAAGCAAATGCGGCAAGCGGTGCTTATATAAGCCAGGAAGCTGCGCTATATGCGACCGATTTTCAGAACTTGCTAAAACCTTTGAGAAAAATAAAATTGTGATACGAACAGCTAAGAAGAAAGATTAAAAGGTGTAAAGATTCAAGTCAAAGTCATATAATTTATTTTTAATATTTTTTATGAATAATGTAAGAAAAAATAAATTATATGGAGGTATAATTTTATTAATAATTATATTATTTATAAACATGTTAATAAAATTAATGGTAAAATATATATAGGACAAACTTGTCAAAAACCAGAATATAGATGGAATCATGGATAGGGATATAAAAATTGTTCTTATTTTTATAAAGCTATTCAAAAATATGGATGGGATAATTTTGAACATATAATTTTAGAGAACAATTTAACAGCTTAGCAAGCCAATCAAAAAGAAGAAGAATATATAAAATATTATAAGTCTAATGAAAGATAGTTTGGATATAATTTAACCGCTGGCGGAAATAATCATCAAGAAATTTCAGAATCAACACGTAAAAAACTTAGTGATCATGCAAAAAACAGATGGACAAATGAATCTATAAGAAATAAAATGTCTTAGATTATGAAAGAAAAATGGCAAGATCCTGAATATAGAAAAAATCAATTTAAGAGCCATCAAAAAGCATTAGAATAGTTACATAAAAATGGAAAAACATCTTTTATTTCAGAAGAAGGAAGAAAACGTATTGGCGAAGCAAGAAAAAAATATATTGCTGAACATGGTACTCCAACTCAAGGGAAAGGTCATACAGAAACTACTAAAAAAATTTTAAGTGAACAAAGAAAAGGTAGTAAAAATCCAATGTATGGGAAAAAACATACTGAAGAATGGAAACAAATGATGAGTCAAAAAATGACTGGACGCCATAGTACTACAAATCGAAAAATTAAATGTATTGAAACTGGTTAGGTTTTTTAGTCTATTACAAAAGCTGCTAAATGGTGTAATTTAAAAAGTTCTTCACATATTTCAGAGGTCGCTAAAGGGAATGGGAAAACTGCAGGAAAACATCCTGTAACCAAAAAGCCTTTACATTGGGAATATGTTGATTAATTTGATTTTTTAAAAAATTAATGTTATAATATATTTATAAAAGATAAAGATAAAAGATAAAGAGGTAAAATAATATGGCAATTCGAGGCGCTCAAGCAAAAAAAGATATAACTAAAAAAATATTGGAAATTTTTCCAGGTTCTTTTACTTACGAAAAAGAAATTAGAATTCCATATGTTGATACTGATAACACCACTGGACAAATTAAAGTAGTTTTAACAGCCGCTAAAGTAGCTGTTGAGGGCGGAGATGACACTATTCTTCCTGGTGAGAAAACTGCGGCAACCGCAGGTGTAAAACTAACTGGGACGAGTGAAAAGGTTCCTCAGGAGCCGACTGCAGAAGAGAAGGAAAGACTTACTACTTTGTTAAATAAGCTGGGGCTGTGAGGAGATAATTATGGGAGCGGGAGTTCATCTTTATCAAATGACCTGTTGGGAATCAGCAGGACGTTGGCATGTAAATGATGTTAAAAATC